CTTTCGGCTGTCATATTTGAGTAGGTCATGCTAGTAGTTTCTGCTGATACGAAACTAGCCGGGATACCGCTTGCGCGACTAATTTCCAAAGCTAAGTATTGTCTGGCCTCATTTAATTGTAATTTAGCAGGGATCAACAAGTGCAGGATTGACTGTATTTGAAAAAGATTCAATTGATTTCTCAAAGCCTGTTAAATTATTACTTGAGCATCAAACAACAAAGCCTTTAGGTAAGTTAGTTGACATAACTGCAACCGATACAGGCTTGGAAGCCACATTTCGTTTAGCCAAAACTTTTAGAGCCGATGATGCATTAGAGGAAGCTGCAACTGGCCTTCGTGATGGATTTTCTGTCGGAGTAAAAATTAATGAATGGAAAAATGAGGAAGGCGTGCTAAGAATTAAATCAAGCACACTTCAAGAAGTTTCACTCGTAACAGATCCAGCAATTGACAGCGCAAGAGTCGCTGAGGTTGCAGCTAGTGAAACACCAGAGAATTCCGAAGCAACCGCTGAGGAAACAACAACAGAGGAGAACAAAGTGTCAGAGATTACTTCTGAGGCTCCTATCGCGACCGAAGCGGTAGAAGCGGCACAAGCTCCAGTTGTAACTGCTCAATATGTGGCATACACAAAGCCACGCGTTAATGAGAATGTTACAGCAGGACAATATGCAGCAGCACAAATTCGCGCTATTCAAGGCGATACAGATGCACGCGATTTAATTGCAGCATTACAAATTGCAACAACAGGCGAGAACACAGGAATGGTTCCACCTAACTACCTACGCGATGTAATCGGAGTTATCGATTCATCTCGCCCATTCATTGATTCAATCGAGCGCGCTCCACTTCCACCAAGTGGTCTTAAGGTGTTTACACCTGTACTAGGAGCACAAGCAATTGTAGGACAAACAGCAGAAGGCGTGGAGTTTGCTTCACAAGATACAGCTGTTACATTCCAAGAAGACACAATTGTTAAGTTTGCAGGAGCAAATGTAGTAAATGTTGAATTACTAGATCGTTCAGACCCATCATTCTTAGATCTATTAGTTCGTGAACTAGCAGCATCTTATGCACAAAAGACAGATGCTTATGCAGCTAAAATTGCATCAGAAGCAGCAGCAGGATCATCAGGATCAACAATTTATGCAGCAATTGCTGATGGAATTGCAGATGCTTATGGCGTTATGCGCTTCACACCAAACCGCTTGATGGTTGCTCCATCAGGTGGCGAGGATGGCATCGACTTCGCTGGATTACTTGGCGCAGTTGCAGATGGTCGTCCACTATTCGCAGCAGCAGCTCCACAAAATGCTGCCGGTCTAATTTCTCAGGGCAGTACAAATGGTACAGTTGCTGGATTAGATTTAGTTGTAGATCCTAACTACACAGGTGACAATGCAAATGTTAAGCACGCATTAGTTTACCCATCAGCAGCTATGAGATTCCATGAGTCCGGAACATTTGATATTCGTGCAAATATCGTTGCTAACGGCCGTGTTGAAATCGGTCTTTACGGTTATGTCTGTGCAGTAAATCGTTACCCAGCAGCATTCCGTAAACTGTCAGTAGCTTAATTTAACTGAGTGCCTATGGTTGCTCCCGATCTCAGGCATCCATTAATGGGAGTAAGGAGATGACATGCCAAGTATAATTACAGCCACCGAGTTGAGATCTGTGCTTGGTGTGTCATCATCCTTGTATAACGATGCTTATTTAGACGGAATTATTGACACAGCAGAAAACACGATTCTGCCAATGTTAGTTACATTTAAGAGTACAGTTCAAAAAACAGTTTTACAAGATAATGTGGCCACATTTACAACTGTTGGCGTCCATGAATTTACCGAAGGCCAATCGGTAGTTATCGCTGGTTGCTTGAGTCCATATAACGGAACTCGCACAGTATTAGCAGATAATCTTGGCGACTATACTTTTTCAGCTAGTATTACAAACGCAGATATTATTGAAGCAAATGTTATTCCAAGCGGAAGTGCCACATTAACAGGCGCATCAACTTATGTTGGAAATCAATCAGTTAAATCAGCAGTACTTGTCATTTCAGTTGAAGTATTTCAATCAAGAGTTGCAGCAGGTGGACAAATAGAAGGCGTTGATTTTACAGCGACACCTTACAGAATGGGTCGCAGTTTATACTCACGCGTAATTGGAATTCTCGGGCCTTATGTAGATGTTGAAGGTATCTGTCAATAATGCCTAACCAAACAATCCTTGAACAGGTTCGCACACCTTTAGCAACTGCATTATCTAGCGTTGCCGGTAATGTTTATTCATTTGTGCCTGAAACAGTAATCCCGCCAGCTGTTGTAGTTGTGCCGGATTCACCATACCTAGAATTCGAAACAATTAGCAAATCAAACATTCGCGCTAAGGTCAATATGACCATCACAGTTGCAGTTGCCTATAATAGCAATCCTGCATCACTCGACAATATCGAGCAGTTAGTAATTAGTGTTCTGGCAGTTATTCCAGCAGGCTACATTGTCAGTTCGGTTGAAAGACCAACAGTTACACAAGTAGGAGCATCAACTTTGCTTATTGCAGATGTTAGAGTTAGCACCTATTACCAGAGAACAATCTAAGGAGAAAAATGCCAACGACAGTTATTACCGGTCGAGATATTACCTTCACTATTGGCGGTAATAATTTCGATGCACAAGCAACAACAGCAACACTTACTGGCGAGATGGATCGTCAGACATATCAGACACTAGACGGAAAAGTCTTTAAGGTAACTGATAACAATTTCACATTTGATGTTGAAATGTTAGCCGACTGGGGCGCAACCGGATCTCTTTGTGAGATTCTATGGGGCGTTTCTGAGTCTGCTCCAGATACAGGCATCAGCACAGTATTCACAGCCACTTCAGGCGCAGTCTTTACTTTCCAAGTATTGCCATCATGGCCATCAGCTGGTGGAACTGCACCAGATGCACAAACTGTATCTCTATCATTCCAAGTTATTGGAGTGCCAGCAGAGAACTTCGCTTAACAAATAAAACGGGAGCAAACAAATGAAACTAGCAATTACAATTACATATAACTCAGGCGAGGAAGCAACCTACACAGCCCAACCGCCTGAGTGGGCTAAGTGGGAGCAGAAAACAGGAAACATTATTAGCCAAGCATCTGAAAAGATCGGTGTTAATGATTTGATGTTTTTGGCTTATCACGCACATAAGCGCGAAGCAGCTGGTAAGGCTGTCAAACCTTATGAAGCATGGATGGAAACTGTTGCCGATATTCAAGTCGGTGATGTGAACCCAAAAGCCATCCAGTAGGAAGCCTTAGTCGGTTATTGGTTCAGTTGTCAATAGCAACTCAAATTCCAATGAGCGAATGGGTTGATGGATCGGATGTTTTAACAGCGTTAGAGATATTGGAGGATAGGCACAAGAAATGACTCAACCTTCAATCGTCTATGACAAAAAAGAATTAAATCAATTTGCTAAAGTTATTAGAAACATGGGCGATATTGCCAAAGAGGAAACTGCTAAGCGAGTTGGTGCGCTTGCCCAAAGAGAGCTTGATGAAATTCGCCGTATTGCTTCATCAAGAGGCAAGGTTGCAGATCGTATTGCTCAAGGCGGAAAAATTAGTAAATCATCCGTATTAGGTGAAATTAAATTTGGTTTTGCTAGTCAAAAATTCTCAGGTGGTGCAACCACTCAATTCAATACTAGAAACGATCCTAAAGGTAGCCGTCTAGGTATTGGTGCAGCTCATGAGTTTGGATCAAAGAATTACCCACAATTTCCAAGATGGTCAGGGCCGATGTCTAAAGGGCCAGGATCTAGGGGTTGGTTTATTTATCCAACGATCAGACATTTACAACCAACAATTATTAAAGAGTTTGAGGATATAATTGTCGAAATTAGAAAAGAGTTTGTAAATGGCTAGTAATAGTAGAACATTAACTTTAGCGTTAGCAGCTGATATTGATGGCTTGCGTAATGGCTTAAAAGATGCTGAAAAGGTAGTTGATAAATCAGCAGATCAAATTGCAGACTTTGGCAAAAAAGCAGCATTGGCATTTGCAGCCGTTGGCGCAGCAGCAACCGCATTTGCAATTTCAGCAGTTAAGGCAGCAGCTGAGGATGAAAAGGGTCGTAAAAACCTTGAGCAAACTATTCGATCAAATACTCAAGCGACTGAACAGCAAATTGCTGCAATTGATAAATACATTACAAAACAATCTATTGCAACTGCGACAACAGATGATGTTTTAAGGCCTGCATTTAGCCGATTAATTAGATCGACTCAAGATGTTACAAAAGCCCAAGAATTACTTAACCTTGCTCAAGAGATTAGCGTTGCCACAGGTAAGCCACTAGAGGCCGTTACAACAGCCTTAGGAAGGGCTTATGACGGGTCAAATACCGCTTTAGGTAGATTAGGTCTAGGAATTGATGCAGCCACCCTTAAAAGCCAATCCTTTGATGAAACAACAAAACAGTTACAGGCAACTTATCAAGGTTTTATTGATAATGAAGCGACTAACGCTGAGTTTAAGTTTAAGCAATTAACTATTGCCTTAGATGAAACTAAAGAGGCGATCGGAGCAGCATTACTTCCTATTGTTAAAGAGTTGGCAGATTACTTACTAGCAACAGCAGTTCCAAACATCGAAGCTTTAGCAGCTGGCTTAATTGGTGAGGATTCAGTAACCGCAGGAATAACAGCAGCAACACAGGGCGCATTTGAATTTGGTGAGCAATTAAGATCTGTTATTCAATTTGTAATAAGCATCAAAGAGGAGTTATTGGTATTAGGTGCAATTATAGCAACAGTATTTGTTACTACTAAAATCATCGCTTTTGTTGCAGCTGTTCAAACCTTAGTTACAGCCATGATTGCTTTGAGAAATGCAGCTACCGCAGCAGCAGCAGCCACAGCATTTGCAACAGGTGGAACATCATTATTGATCGGTGGAGCAGCAGCAGCGGTTGGATTAGGTGCAGTTGGTATTGCAACCGGCGATGTTCCTAAATTCTCAGGTGGTGCAGTATCTGGTAAAGGTGCTCCGGGTCAAACAATTATTAATAACAATATAAGCGTTTCAGCAATTGATGGTGAAGGTGCTGCAAGAGCTGTTGCAAACACATTAAGTTCACAGGCAGAAAGAAGTCGCACAGCATTAAGGCGTGCTGCTATAAGTAACCGATAATGACAGTATTTACTCCAGACTGGAAATTGACTGTCGGTGGTGTGGATTATACTGACATAACAATATCTGATGTTCAGCATCAATCAGGTCGCAGCAATATCTACACACAGCCGTTGCCTTCCTATATGCAAGTTACTTTGGTTGCATTAAATAATCAAACCTTACCTTTTGACATAAATGATTCTTTTGATTTACAAGTCAAAGACTCAACTGGATCTTATGTAAGTTTATTTGGTGGGGATATTACAGATGTGACTGTTGAGGTTGGGGCTACTGGCGCAACAGACACAGTTATCCAATACACAATTATTGCAATGGGATCTTTAACAAGACTTACCAAAGAAATCTTTAATGACAACATTTCTCAAGATGAAGATGGCAACCAAATCTATGACATTCTTTCAAGCGTATTACTTGGAACTTGGAATGATGTGCCAGCAGCTTCAACATGGGCAACCTACAATGCAACTGAAACTTGGGCTAATGCAGTTAATCTAGGATTAGGCGATATTGACCAACCCGGCCTTTACACAATGACTGCTCAATCAACTACAGTTGATACGATTTATAACATTATTTCAGATATTGCCAACTCAGCATTTGGTTATATTTATGAAGCCAATAATGGAAATATCGGGTATGCCGATGCAGACCACAGACAAAACTATTTGCTTACCAATG